GATTGGGTTAAAGTATCTCAAGATATAGATGTTTTAGTGAAACATTCAGTATTAGCGACTCTAACGGCAATACAGGTATTCCGGGATTTTTTAATAGGTTTAAAAATGTTATGGCGTGGGGCGATTTATTACATGACTCAGGCTACGGGGCTATTCTTTAATTCATTTGAAATGATAAAAATCGGTATAGCAAAGTTGAAAATAGCAATGGTCGAAGGATTCAAGGCAGTTTTTGATACGCTTTCTCCACTAGCGAAACTTTTAAACATGCAGTTTGCTGGGACTATGTTTGACGCTCTTTCTAGCTCGATGAAAAAATTTGATGTGACAGTAGATGATGCCAAGAAAACAATTGCATTATCAAGCGAGGAATTAGAAAGAAATAACCAAATCATAAAAGATATGGAGCCAGAGATTTTTAATCTCGGAGAGAACTGGGTTTTAGGAAAAGAAAAAATAGAAGATTTTAAAAAAGCGATTTTAAAGACAAATCAGGAAATGGGAAAGAGTAAAAGCGCAATTGAAGATGGAAGTAAAGCGTTGAACGTTTTTGGTAATGCAACTGATGACGATAAAGATAGACTAATAACTTTTAAAAATGTCATGGATGACTGGTTTAAATCTGTAAAAACTGCCGGAGGAATAGCTGGAGAAGCGCTAACGGGCATCATGGATGGGTTCGCAGATGGAACTGCAAAAAGTTTTAGGATGTCACTTGAAGAAGGAAAATCTTTTTCTGACGGTATGCGTGAAATGATGCGTAGTCTTATGTTTGATATTCTTGAGGATATAGCTAAAAGCGGTATAAAGAGTGTCTTGCAAGGGATACTGGGTCAAATTGGTAGGATTGGTTCTCTGGGTGCGTCGTCAGGTGGCGCTTCTAGTGGCATGGGCGGTTGGGTAGGTATAGGTGCTTCAATTGCTTCACTATTCGCACATTCCGGCGGTATGGTAACTAAACAGGGAATTCAGAGGTATCACTCAGGCGGTATGGCAGGACTAAGAAAAGATGAAGTCCCAGCAATACTTCAAACAGGCGAACGCGTACTTAATCGCCGTGAAACAAATGAATACAATCAATCGAGGGAACGTGGAAATATTACCATTAATCTCGCCCCAATAATTCAGGCATGGGATGTAGAAGATATCGCACGTAATCGTGACGCTATTGGTGCCGTAATGTCAGAGGCTTTAATGCGAAATACTAAATTTAGAGAGGCGATAAGAAATTATGGATGAGTTTGATTTTATACCAGATAACACAATAGAAGAAGAGTTAGAGTTCGACACAATTGTAAGTGAATTTGAGTCAGGCTATGAACAACGTAGAAGTCGTAGGGATATGCCATTACGGCGATTTACTTTACAGTTTAAAAATATAAATCAGGATGATGTTGATGATATTCGGGATTTTTTTATTGATCAAAAAGGAAAACTTACAGCCTTCACATGGGAAAATCCAAACGATGAAGAAACATATACAGTACGCTTTGAGGATGACAATTTAAAAATCCCGGAATACCTGTATTGCCGTTAGAGTCGCTAATACTGAATGTTTCACTAAAACATCTATATCTTGAGATACTTTAACCCAATCCAGATTTTTAAAATATTCCGCTAAAACACTCATGGCAGGTAAAAGTGCTTTTGTGAAAGCTATTTCAAGTCCTTTTATACCAGACTTAACAGCACTTACTTTGTCATCAAAAGTTTCTAATGCAGACGCGGTTTCGCTTGTCATCACTACACCTAATTTTTCGGCTTCATCTCCTAATGCCTTTATCCCGTCTTTTCCAAGTTTTAAAAATGGCAAGAACTCGGCACCATTTTTGCCAAGTAAAGTCATAATGCTTGCTAACGCTCTGGTTTTATTTTCGGCAGTTGAGTAATATCCAGCTAAATCAATAAGTACATCGTATGTCGATCTCAATTTACCATTGGCGTCCGTTACCGATACTCCGATACGCTCAAACTCTCTCTTAAATTCGCCTTGTCCTTTTCGTGCTAACTCCATGTTTTTCGCTAATTTTGGTAAACCCTTGCTTAGATTTTCAAGACTAGTGTGTTCCTGTTCCGCCACATACGCTAACTTTGATAAATCTTCAGCACTAATCCCAGTTTGTTTTGACATCTTATCTAACTCGAGTCCATACTGTACTGTATCCGTTATCATTTTTCTCATGGCTAAACTAGTTGCCGTTATTGACGCCGCGAGTGAGATAAAGCCATACTTAGCGAGACGACTAACCTCACCCGTAAAAACTTTTAATCTCCCCTGTATACCTTTTATTACGGGAGTCATGCGATCTTTTAATGTAAGTACTGCTTTTAATTCTTTTTCTGTTGGCATTTTTTAAATTCCTCATCGTCTAATTTATTTAGTTCTGATTCTATAATTTTAAAAGCTTCAATCATTGTTGCAGGCTGATGGGCAATGGTACCAGCATTAAAGAGTAATCCTTTTTTGTAAAACATATACCACTTTGAAATTTGTATTGTATTTGTCGTTATTAATTTTCTAGGGCATCTTATTAAAAACTCGCCTTCAAATTCCCATTTAGATAAATTTGTTGGCGGTGCCAGACATCCATAATTTATTTTTTCTTGTTCTGAACACAAATGGCAATCCAAACCAAGCGTACTAGCCTGAACTGCCATTTTTAGTTTTTTATTTCTTCATCCGTAAGTGCACTATCTTTTCTTATTTCTCCAGCAAGTTCTCTTATAACGCTATTAGGGATTTTACAAAGTGAATCATTATGAAGAACCTGAGACGCTAGACCTGCTTTTGATATTGTTGTAAAACGTGGTGAAACAGTTTTGCCAGCTTTATCTTTAAAGTTTTCCCAACCTTTAAGACCGTATCTAACAAACTCGAGTTCACGTCCTAGAATATTTGCTGTTATTTTTGTCTCACTCGTACTGTCATTGTACGAAACGTCCATCTGGTCTATCTTAGCTAGAGTTACTGCATCTATCACACCTAAGATCCATTTGGTTTGTTTGGATATATCTTTATCCCGCTCGACTTTAATCACATATTCTCTTTTTGCATCAATATCTATTGCCATAACCATAAAACCATCCTCCCTTGATTGTTTAGGTAAAAGCGATTGATAATTCATTGTCTCCGGACGAATCATTGGCAATAAGTTGAAACGGAATATTGTATTTTACAACTCCGCTATCGTCCTCATATCCGGGACCTGTTGAAAAACATTTTGGAGCTGTAATTGTTACTATATTTCCTGCTGTCGCACCTATTATAAACGCTAAAGCCCTTAGCGTACCTGCCTCCCAGTCTCCCCAGAACGGATGTGTTGCCTCAACCACGGCATCTGGATTAAATGAACCTATCGGACTTCTATCTGAAATTCTTATACGTGCTATTCCTGTTAGAGCGCTTACGCTTTCTCTTATAGTTACCTTTGAACCATAATCTATATTGATTTTTGATGCTATTGCTGAATACGCTCCCCAAGTAAGAGATGCACTGACTAGTTTCTGCGGAAGTGTTGTCTCGAGATTCGATAATGCCGGTAAACTTGCCGCTACTATTGAATTAAAAAGTCCTGTAAAAGTAAATGTCACTATTCCGTATTTACCTGCTTCGCCATCAAATACCCATGTACCTTGACATCCATTAAGTTTATGCACTAAGCCGTCTTTGTAAGCATATATTGTTAGAGATTTGATGTTACTTTCGTCTGAGAGCGGGGCATATGTTACTGAGGTAAGTGCAACTATTGTTTCGCCCATTCCACAAGCCTTGAGAAATTTACCAATGACTGGAACTGTTCCAGCCGTTCCGCTTCCTTTCATTTCGAGCTTAAAAGTAATTTCTCCATGTTTTAAGGCTATACCCGGAGTCGCTTTTGAGAAAGTAGATCTATACACATCACGCTCAATAACTTCACCATTAACCTTTATCTCAAGATCAATACATTCAACAGCATCCGCACTTGGTGATGGTGTAGGATCTACTCCATAAGTTGTTTCAATTTCCGCAAGTAATGCCGATCTTCTTGTTAACATTTTTTTATCCTCCTTTTATACTGCCCGTGACGGATCCGCTTGACTAAATCTATAATGAATTTCTAATTCAATTATGAGTCCCGCCTCAATCATACCTTCGACTATCTCAAATGATGTCACATCAGTTATTTGTGTATCTATCGCTAAACCTGAAAGCGTTACATCGCTATTAAGACATTTAAAAATATCTGCTAAAAGTGAATTAAGTACGGTGTCGGTGGGTTCTGTATCGCTCTCGGATTGTCTAATCCTCACTTCAATAAATGCTGATAATACACAATCAACTATTGATATATTTTTCATGCTCCACTTGTCAGGGCCAGCGTGTACAACTAGACAAGGCACTTGAATGGTGCTATTCCCATGCTGTTTCCACCTCTCGACGCTACCTAGGGTATTAGCATATCCATTAATTACCTTTATTTTTTCAAGCTCTGTTTTTAAATTATCAAGTATCTTTTCTCTGACAAAGTCCGCCATATTAATTCCCCAACCATGATGTATCTAATGCTCTATTTATTGATTTATTTAAAATCCTGTACATTTCAGGCGACATGCTATTAAAAGTTTTATAGAAACCTAATCTTGGTTTAAGCTTTACTGAGTTTTTTAAAACATATAAAGGCGTAATTCCTTTTCCTTTCTTTTTGATACGCGCGAGAAAAACTTTTCCGTTAAGTTTTATAGGTTCTACATTCGGTAAATCTTTTGGTGAGCGATATATCTTTCTTAGTTTTCCTGATGCAGTAAACATTTCGTTTCTTGCCGATAAGGGTACTGCTAATTTGCCTACACGTGGTTCAACTTTTCCGCCGAACTCATGCTGTCTTGCTATTTTAGAATCTGTTGACACTTCAAATCCAAAATTGTCCGTATCACCGAAAAATAGCATTTTCCGCGTGAACTTGCCGAAAAGACCATGACCTGATGCACCTCTTACTCCGGGAGGTCCTTGTAAAAAGTTTTGTCGCCATGTTTTCATAAATTTACGGCTAGCGTGATCCATACCGTCTTTAATCTCTTTATTCAATGCTTTAGGTACAAGATGAAATGCTCTTTCAAATGATCTGGCGTCTATTTTTAATGTTATATCCATAATTACCTTTTGACTAAAAGTCTCCAAAACGCATAGTCCTGAGACAAAATATCTGCAACAACCCATTCAAGTTTTTCATCTACTAAAACAATATAATTGCCATTATTGTCTTTTACATAATTGCCAAAAGCGTCCTGTAAATAGTTGGCTTCCTCAAACTTGCGTAGACTAATAATGTCTTTTCCTTTATTTATCGCTGTTACGCCTTCGGTAGGATCATTGGCTATATAAATCTCATATTGTCGACTTAGAACTCGTCCATCACTTAAATCATCCGGCTGAAGTCTTTCGCGTATAACCAAAGCTTTAATTGTTCTAGCATTCTCACCATAAGGCGTATAAACAATATCTTCCGCGAATTCATCCTGATTCAGAAAAACGTTTTTCATATCATCTATCATCTGGTCTTTAAACGTCATCTACATATCCTTTGCATTTGAATGCTACTGTCATTCTCCGGCTTGACCGGAGAATCCAGTAGTGGATTGCCCGATCAATAAGAAGAAATTATTTTTATTCTATATGTCAGTTGTAGGGGCAATTCATGAATTGCCCCTACGGTTATGAACCACACCTCTAATAAGACTTCCCACCCATGAGACTCACCGATTACCTTGTAGGCACTAATTAAAGTTAAATGTTATTAGCTCTTTTCCTGAACCGACTCACCATTTATAAAATCTTCAATATTTGCCACATCAAACGCACTTAACTCTATTCTTTCAAAAAGTTCATAAGGTGTTTTTTCTATGTTAAGTTCGATTTCTTCTTTAATAAAATCTTCCCACGCTATCCTGAATTCATCTACTTTTTCGTTCGCAACTTTAAACGTGCCATCTTTCGCTTTTTCTCCAAACTTTCGTATCATTTCGTTTCGAGTGTTTTCCACGTGTTTCATTTCCTGCTGTATTTGTGATGCCAATTTCGAAAGACGATATGATGTTTTAAACGGCAAATCCTTTGAAAGTACCTTTGTCAGTGCATCTCTTTTTTCTAATAACTGTTCAATTTTTAATTTCATTTTTTGTCTCCTCTTTTATAGATATGTGATGCAAAAAAATTATGATTCAGCCACAACCTCAATCACTTTTTTAGGAATCCCATCAATTTCTTTCTGTATTTCTCGTTCGATTTCTTCATCCGTGGGAACATACATTTCTTTTAAACGCCTTTCGATTGAAAGCTTTACCCTACAGATATCATCCTCTTTAAGCTTAGTTAAATAATCCTCATGAGTTTCTATCCCTTTTTCTTCCATTCGAAGTTCAATAATCTTTTCCTTAATTTTATTCATTCTGATATCCCTCCGTTTTTTAATTATGGGGCAAACGCCGTTTGCCCCTACACCTACAATTATTGAAATTCCTATACATACATTTAATTATCTTTTTATTCTAGCCAATTCTTATTTTGTCAAATATTCACATATCCTCGTATTTTCATAAACATATCCCACACAGTTCTATCTGATAACAAGGACCCTTCCAGCCATACTTGACATATATCTCCTTTAAAAAATGTAGATGGAATCCCTGTGCCACTTATAAGCGTGCTAACATGAACAGGAGTTGTTCCGTTATACATACGTGAATAAGTACCCGTTGAGTAGTAAGTACAAACTTGTTTAATTCCATCAACATAAATATTTATCCCTTCATTCGCAGAGTCTCCGCCCCTTCCATCATACGTGGCAACTATAATATGCCACCCAAGTGCTAGTATGGGCGTATGCCTGCCTTTAGCAGTATTTAGATTCTCGTCTTGAACTATTAAAGATATTTTCTCATCCCAACCTATATCCAAGCTCCACTCTCTATCTGGGGATGAGGATAGAGAGCTATACTTGGATATAATATTTTGTTGGACGGAAGTATTAACTATCTCTATAACCGCAAATAATCGTATAGGTATGGGGCTAGCTACACCTCAAAATATTTTACACTTACATAGAAGTTCAGCTTCACCCGTTAATATACAGTTGACAAATTCGGCTACTGGAGCCACGCCTAATGACGGTGCATTTTTTGGTTTAGATGGTAATGGGGTTATGTCACTCTGGAATGCAGAGAGCCAATCAATAGTCTTTGCAACTAGTAATACTGAGCGTATGTCTTTAAGTTCAGACGGAACACTTTCGCTTACTTCATATTCTTCCGTGCCTTATCCGGCAGGGCCTACAACAGGGGTATTCAATATATGGAATACATATGGTAATGATGGATCGATGTCCTTTTATGTATCAGCAGATGCGTCTGGTGGAGTTATAACTTTTAGCGCTAACCCAACATTCACAACAAATGAAATAAGCGGACTAACTTCAGAATATGGTTCCGCTAGTAGAGGTGGGATAGCTTTAGAAAGTGCTTCAGGTGCGTTTAAAATTCATCAGTATGCTCAATCGACTGGCGTATATCAGGTTCCGTTTAGAATAGATAAAACATCAGGATGTATTTCTGGCGACCCATTAAGTAGGCAGTATGCGTGTTTTATGGCAGGAGATATTCTTAGTTTTCTGACTTCTCCACGA